AGGAAAGCCAAGCTCTGAATCGCGACGTTGGAGAACCTCTGCGATGGGCTTGATGTAGATCATGGGTCTGTCGATACGCGCTTACGCCCGGCATCGCGGCGTCTCTCACGTGGCGGTCAAGAAGGCGATCGATAGCGGGCGCATCACGCCCGAGGCCGATGGCACCCTCGACCCGCAACGGGCTGACGCCGAATGGGCCAAGAACACCGAAGCGCCGCGTGCGGGCACTCGCGCCAGGCCCGTCCGGGCCGCCGTGCCGCAGGAGACCGCAGCCAGCGCGCCCGCAGGCGACACCCACACTGCCTTGCCCACCGGCGGCGCGTCCCTGCTGCAGGCGCGCACGGTCAACGAGGTGGTCAAGGCGCAGACCAACAAGGTGCGCCTGGCGCAGCTCAAGGGGGAACTGGTCGACCGGGCACAAGCCATCGCCCACGTATTCAAGCTGGCACGGGCCGAACGGGAGGCGTGGATCAACTGGCCGAATCGCATCACGCCGATCCTCGCGGCGGAACTGGGCATCGATGAGCACACCCTGTTCGTGGCGCTCGACGTCGCCGTGCGCGTGCATCTGGAGGAACTTGGCGAGTTTGTGCCGAAGGTGGACGGATGATGGTGGACGACTACGAAGGGGCACTCGAGATCGAACGTGCCTGGCGCGAAGGGCTGCGGCCCGATCCACGCCTGACCGTATCCGAATGGGCCGAGCGCTACCGGATGCTCTCGACCAAGGAGTCGGCCGAGCCCGGGCGCTGGCGTAATGCGCGCACGCCCTATCTGCGCGAGATCATGGACTGCCTGTCCCCGGCATCGCCGGTGGAACGCGTCGTGCTCATGAAAGGCGCGCAGGTGGGCGGCACGGAACTGGGCCTCAACTGGGTGGGCTACGCCATCCATCATGCGCCCGGCCCGATGATGATCGTCTGGCCGACGACCGAGATGGCGCAGAGGAACTCCAAGCACCGCATCGATCCTCTTATCGAGGAGTCGCCGGTACTGAAGGACATCATCGCCCCGCCCAGAAGCCGGGACTCCGGCAACACGGTGCTGATGAAGGAGTTTCGCGGCGGCGTGCTGGTGATGACCGGGGCCAACTCGGCCGTGGGCCTGCGCTCAATGCCGGTGCGCTATCTCTTTCTCGACGAGGTGGATGCCTATCCGCTGGACGTCGATGGCGAGGGTGATGCGATCCACCTGGCCGAAGCGCGCACCCGGACGTTTGCGCGGCGCAAGATTCTGTTGGTGTCCACGCCCACCATCGCGGGGGCGAGCATCATCGAGCGGGAATACGAGGCGTCCGACCAGCGACGCTACTTCGTGCCGTGTCCGCATTGTGGGCACCGCCAGTGGCTGAGGTTCGAGAGGCTGCGCTGGGAGCGTGGGCAGCCGGAAACCGCCGCCTATCTATGCGAATCCTGCGAAGCGGCGATTGCCGAGCATCACAAATCCCGGATGCTGGAACTTGGGGAATGGATGGCGCAAGGAATAGGAACGAGCGCAGGGTTTCATCTATCCAGCCTCTACAGCCCTTGGCGTAAATGGCGCGAGATTGCGGCGTCGTGGGAGAAGGCTGCCATGTCGGAGAGCCGCTCGGTGGCGACCATCAAGGCGTTCAAGAACTCCGAACTGGGCGAGGCCTGGGTCGAGGAAGGCGAAGCGCCGGACTGGCAGCGCCTGCTGGAACGGCGCGAGGACTATTCGCTGGGCAGCGTGCCTGAGGGCGGCCTGCTTCTCACGGCCGGGGCCGACGTGCAGAAGGATCGCATCGAAGTCTCCATCTGGGCCTTCGGGCGCGGCAAGGAATCGTGGCTCGTCGAGCATCGCGTGTTGATGGGCGACACCGCCCGCGACGCGGTGTGGAAACATCTCGGTGAACTGGTCGCCGAGACCTGGACACACGCGTCCGGCGCGCGGCTGCCGCTCGCCCGGTTGGCGCTCGATACCGGCTTCGCCACGCAGGAGGCCTATACCTTCGTGCGACTGGCCCGCGATCCCCGCGTGATGGCGGTGAAAGGTTCGGCCAAGGGCGCGGCACTGGTGGGCACGCCGACGGCGGTGGACGCCACGACCGGCGGCAAGAAACTGCGCCGGGGCATCAAGCTGTTCACCGTCGCGGTCGGCATCGCCAAGCTGGAGTTCTATAACAGCCTGAGGAAGGTGCCGGAGGTGGCCGAGGATGGGGTCACGATTCGTTACCCCACCGGCTCTGTCCATCTGCCCAAGGTGGATGCCGAGTACCTGCAGCAACTGTGCGCCGAGCAGTTGATCACCCGGCGCGACCGCAACGGCTACCCGGTGCGCGAGTGGCAGAAGATGCGCGAGAGGAACGAGGCGCTCGACTGCTACGTGTATGCCCGCGCGGCGGCGAGTGCCGCTGGCCTCGACCGCTTCGAGGAACGGCACTGGCGCGAACTGGAACGGCAGCTTGGGCTGTCGCCGCCCGGCGACCCCGATCCGCAAATCGACCAACCCACTGAGGCCACCCAACGCGGTGGCCTCGCTGTTTCTGGAACACCGAGAGCCGGCCGGCAAGTCATTCGCAGCCGCTGGTTCAACTGATCACACCACCACTGGAGAACCCCACCATGAGTCTGCAAACCCAACTCAACAGCTTCGTCCTGCGCGTCGCCGAGGAATTCAACACCGTCAAAGGCCGCACGGGCACGCTGACCGCGTTGACCACCACCGACAAGTCGAGCCTGGTCGCGGCGATCAACGAACTGAAGGCCGCCATCCTGACGGCGGTCGCCATCGACGACCTGACGGTTGCCACGACCAGTACCTACTCCTCGTCGAAGATCGTTTCGGTGCTCGATGCCCTCAAGGCCGACATCCTGGGCGGTGCCGACCCGGCCTACGACACCCTGCTCGAACTCCAGCAGGCACTGCAGAACGACCAGACCGGCATCGCCGCGCTGACCGCCGCCATCGACAAGCGGGTGCGCTTCGACGCCGCGCAAACGCTGACCGTCCCCGAGCAGACGCAAGCGCGCAGCAACATCGGCGCCGTCGCCGCCACCGACATCGGCGATACCAACACCGATTTCGTGGCGATCTTCAACGCCGCCCTGGTGTAAGTGATGAGCCTCGTCGCCCAACTGTCGGCGCTCGCCACCCGCATCGGCACCGAGATCAAGGGGCTGATTCGCCCCGACCATCCGGGGCTCGCCAGGGCCTGGGCGAATTTCGGCTATGTGAGCGGGGCGATCCAGCTTCGCGCCGCCTACAACGTCGTCTCGGTGACCCGGCTGGGAACGGGTCGCTATCGGATCGAGTTCGAGACGCCGTTTCCCGATGCCAAGTACTGCTGGATCGCCACCGGCAGGAGCAACACCGCGACGGGAACCATCCGCTTCGCGGCGGCACGCGGAACGACCGACGGCAAGACCGCCGATACCCTCGAGCTCGTCTGTACCAGTGCTGCGGCGTCGCTCGCCGACACACCCGAGATCAGTCTAGTGGTCTATCGATGAGCACGCCGACCTATACCGAAGCGCAGCTGCAGGCCTTGCGCGATGCGCTGGCCCGAGGCGAGAAGCGCGTCACCTTCGGCGACAAGACGGTCGAGTACCGCACCGTCGAGGAACTGAAACAGGCCATCGCCGAGGTCGAAGCTGCGATGCACAAGGATGCCGTTTCCACTGGCCTGTATCCGCGTGCGCCGCGCCAGATCCGCGTGACTACCGGGAAGGGGTTCTGATGGGCTGGTTCGGAACCATCAAACGCCGCGTCTTCGGCGGCACGCCCACCTACGATGGTGCAGGCCTCGGCCGGCGCACGCTCGCCTGGACGGTGGCCAATCCCGGAGCGGTGGCCGCGCTCGCCTACACGCAGGAACAGTTGCGCGCCAAAAGCCGCGACCTCGTGCGGCGCAACGCCTGGGCCGCCGCCGGGATCGAGGCCTTCGTCGCCAACGCCATCGGCACCGGCATCAAGCCACAGAGCATGGTGTCGGATGCCGCGCAGCGTGAAACGATCCAGCGTCTGTGGTGGGACTGGTGCGAGACCGCCGACTCAGCGGGACTCACCGATTTCTATGGCCTGCAGTCGCTTGCCTGTCGGGCCATGTTGGAGGGAGGCGAGGCGATCGTGCGACTGCGCTGGCGGCGTCCCGAGGACGGGCTGCCGGTAGCACTCCAAATTCAGGTGCTGGAGGCCGAGCACCTGCCGCTGGCGATGAATCGAGATCTGCAAAACGGTAACGTCATCCGTGCCGGTATCGAGTTCGACCGGCTGGGACGGCGGATCGCCTACCACCTCTACCGCTCGCATCCGAACGATGGCGGTCTCGCACCCATGTCCGGGGCGGGCGGCATCGACACGGTGCGGGTCGATGCCGCCGAGGTGATCCACCTGTTCCGGCCGCTGCGTCCCGGCCAGATCCGGGGTGAACCGTGGCTCGCCCGGGCACTCGTGAAGCTCAACGAGCTCGACCAATACGACGACGCCGAACTGGTGCGCAAGAAGACCGCCGCAATGTTCGCCGGTTTCATCACGCGCCTGGCCCCCGAAGACAACCTGATGGGCGAGGGACTATCGGACGCCAATGGTGTGGCACTGGCCGGGCTCGAACCGGGCACCCTGCAAATTCTGGAGCCGGGCGAGGATATCAAGTTCTCGGCCCCGGCCGATGTCGGCAGTTCCTACGCCGAGTTCATGCGCCAGCAATTCCGGGCGGTCGCGGCCGCCATGGGCATCACCTACGAGATGCTGACCGGCGACCTGACGCAAGTGAACTACTCGTCGATTCGTGCCGGCCTACTGGAGTTCCGCCGCCGCTGCGAGGTGATCCAGCACGGTGTGATCGTCCACCAACTGTGTCGCCCGATCTGGCGTGCCTGGATGGATCAGGCGGTGCTCGAAGGGGCGCTCATGCTCCCCGGATACAGCCGTCGCCAGCGTGAGTACCAAGTTGCCAAGTGGATCCCGCAGGGCTGGCAGTGGGTCGATCCGCAGAAGGAGTTCAACGCCATGAAGCTCGCCATCCGGGCAGGCCTCACCAGCCGCTCGGAAGCGATCTCGGCCTATGGCTACGACGCCGAGGACGTCGACCGAGAGATCGCCGCCGATAACGCCCGCGCCGATGCACTGGGGCTCGTCTTCGATTCCGATCCACGGCATGACCAGGCACCGGCGGTCGCGCCGCCTCCACCAACCGAACAACCCACGGAGTAATTCATGCTGCCACATCTCGCCTCCCGCATCTTCGGGACGCCGTT